GAGGTAAAATCTAGTCTGGGATTGTCAAACAAAGAGATACCACTTAGAAACTGACTAAGATCATAGATTGCAAAGTCTGTAGGAAATGTTTCTTCACTAGTAAATTGAGAGAGAATATTCTCTGCGTTTGAGATTGTCCTTAATTTATTGCCTTTCCTAAACACAATTGAAGAATTAATAGTTGCATAATTCTTAAGGACATCTAATGTTGTTCTTGATAATGTTACTGTCATTTACTTGTCATAATCAACTGAGAATGCAGATGGTGTTTCTGCTTTTGAACGATTTGCTTTTTCTTGCTTATCGCTGAAATGAAGGAGCAAGATACCATAGTGAATAATCTTAATGATATCTTTTCGTGCTGATCCTTTTCTATCGTAACGTGATGCATACTTAAGAACATTACTTCTACAGAATGCTTCAGCGTCACCACATGCATCTATTAGGTCAAGAGTCTGCACGTTACCAGCAGAGTAATGACCTTTATAAGTGTTAGAGATGTATTCCGAAACCTCTTTAAGGAGTTCATCTTCGTTGTATTTCACGGTGTCCATACATATTGAATATCATCATAATAGCACTCTTTAGGAGTTCCGTCAAGTCTCATTACAATAATTTTATCTTCATGGACTTTTTGGACTCTGGCAGTACCATCCTCAAGGGATACGATACTGCCAATGAATCTACAATCTCCTTTACTGAGCATTAGATTCCTCCGTATTTACATCTGCATCAATCTTATCATATAATTCTAAGAATGATTGCTTTGTCTCGTCATCAAAACGATTAACACATACCTTGATTGCTTTCATGCGATCTTGCCAGATAGCAAATGCACGAATAACATGTACAAGTCTACGTGTAGAGATGACTTCATCAATACCACCATCCTTGAATGTTCTACGAATGATGTCTCCCCATGTAGCAAGATTCTCGCAAAACTTTTTGTCAAGGCAACCATAATTAGCAGCAACTTTCTCAAGAATATTCTGCTCAGTTTTAGGAGTAGGATAATCTTGCTCAAATGTCAAAGCAAACCTTTCTAGAAATGCTTCGTTGAGCACGTTAGTTCCAATAAAGCGTCCGTCATCTGAACCTTTACCTTTAGTATTTGCGGTGGCAAAGATGTTGAATCCGTTTGCAGGTTTGACGAATCTTCCAACCTTTTTAAGGAATACTCCTTTACCTTCAAGGATGGATTGGAGACAGAGGATTTTGTTGGATGCAAGGTCAACTTCGTCAAGGAGCAAGATAGCTCCTCTGTTGAGAGCTTGAATAACTGGTCCGTCATGCCAGACGGTTGCACCGTTAACAAGCCTAAAACCGCCAATGAGATCATCTTCATCTGTTTCAATGGTAATGTTTACACGAATGAGTTCTCTGCCTAGTTGAGCACATGCTTGTTCTACAGAGAATGTTTTACCATTACCAGATAGACCAGTAATGAATGTAGGGTAGAACATCTTAGAACCGATGATTTTCTTTACGTCAGCAAAGTTACCGAAAGGTACATAATTTGGATCTTTATCTGGTACAAGATTCTGTTCTACTACAGGTGCAGCAGGTGCATTGAATGTCTTTTCAAGTTTTTCTGCTACAGTTAGATTCCACTTACCACGTGTAACTTTTTGGAACTGTGGAAGTTTGTTAATTCTTTTAGTAACGCTTTGCACTTTCACTCCAAAATGTTCAGCAGCATCTTTGACGTTATCACTAGTAACAACTTCTTCGTCTGTTGTTAGAAATGTGATTAGTTCTTCGTTAGTAAATTTTGATTGGAAAGGCATGGGATTTGTTTTGTGTATAATATAAAGTATAGTTCATGGTATAAGTAAATGGGAAAGTGATGTGCCACTTTCCCAACTGGTTATGCCACGTGTGATATGAATGAGTTAAGTAACTTTTTATTAGTGGACTTACTCTTAAGCATTTTTTTGAACGCTCTGGTAATCTCACCTTTTTTAGCACCTTCCTTAACTTCAAACTCATTGTCATTCTCAAGATCTTTTGATGAGATAGCATAGAGTTCAGTATATCCTTTTGAGTCTGGAACTACAGCAGACTTATCTTTTCTCCATTGCTTTTGTACTTCTTCATATCTATCATATGAACCAAAACGAGCAACGAATTCAGATAATCTAGAAGGAGGTAGTAGACGGAATCCAAGAACATTTACTTCTGGATGTCTGTCACGAACTTGCTGAATGAATGTTATGGTAGCAGAATGATAATCCATTTTAGAATATACTCTACCTGTCTTACGATCACGTAATGCACAGTTACCATAGTCTATAGTTTTAGGAGTAACTCTAGACTCTTCTCCATCATCATAAGTATGACTTGAACCATAAGAAATAGAGTTTGATTCACCATCTGTTAGGATACAAACATTTACTCTTTGAACATCACTCTGTCTTTTGAAACTAGGAATGATGTAGTTAAGCATAATCACTGCTTCGTTCAATGGAGTACCAGATAATTCTAGTCCTATTGAATAATGGTATGTAGTATTTCTGCAAGAAAAAGCATACGCTTCACGGAAGATGTTTCTGCACATACGCTCATAATCTTTTGGATTAGAACGAGAAGAAAGAAAGTTCATTAGATGAAACTCACCTTCTGCAAGATATAGATATCCTTTTTCTATACCTACGTAATTTCTTTCACGATAGTAGTAGTAATCTGGTTGTGATTGACCTTCCATAACACGGATTGCTCTCTGCCACTCATTAGTAAATGCATATACCTCAAAAGGAATTTGTACTTTCTTACAGAATGCAGTTAGATTGAGTAACTGTTTTACAGTAGGAAGAATTTCATACTGCATAGAACCAGACCAATCAAGAATGAAAATCATGCCATGATTTTTACCATCAGGTACGATGCTAATTCTTTTGAATAGGTCTTCACTGTGCTTGTATGTGTGAAGTTTAGAAGTATCAAGAACACCTGTCTTAGCAGTTGAAGTACGTGCATATGCGTCAGCAGACTTACGACACTCAAACTCTTTTACAAGATAACTTACTTCTTTCTTGTTCTCATTACGAAACTCTTGATACTTAGCATCAACATCAGCATAAGTCAATCTAGTATCCCAAGATTCTGGTCTTTTTTCTGACTCTTCAGCATTCTGATCAATCCAATCATGAATAACTTTCCAATCAACGATAACTTTATCTAAGTCAACTTTGTTAGGAATTTCAACATAAGTTGTTTCTTTTAAAAAACTGGTATCAGATAATGATTCTGTTTTTTTGTCAAACTTTTCTTGAGTCTCACCTTCCCAGTGATGACCACCTTCAGAACCACCTAAGTCACTTTCATCAAAGTTAGGATCATCTATGTCAGACTCCTCATCAATCTTTTCATTCGTTACATCACTATTAGATGATTCTTGTGATTCTGTATCTGGATTGAAGTCTCCATTATTTTGACCACCAAAATTACTATCCAAAGATTCATCATTTGATTCTTTCTTTTGCTCTTCTTGTGATGCTTTAACAAACTTACGAATGTCATCAGCAAGAGTTAGAACCTCATCAAATGTTTCTGTATTTTCTGCACGTGTTACAAATACTTTCTCTTCTTGAGTAAAAGGAATCATAGCAGATGCACCAACCTTGTAGTGTAGATTGATACGATCAATAAATGCAAACTCACTTACATCTTCATCTGCAATCTCAAAGAAATCCAATGCGTTTAGTTCAGCATATCCACCAGAAAAACTTTTGCGAATACCAGGATACTTACGCTTCATCAACTTCTCAATGCGAACATCTTCAACGACATTTACATATGATTGTGGTACTTTAACTTTCTTTGTCCAATCTTCATTAGGTGTGAACAATGCATGTCCTACCTCATGACCTACAAGCATATCATATACTGTGTTGCTTGCTTTGTCCCAGTTAGGAAGAGTCAATACTCTACGATCTACATCAAACTGTGCAGTAGGTACGTTACGATGCTCAACTACTAGATTCTCTGTTGCGAGTAGTCTTGCAAGATTGCCTTTGATTTCTTTCTGGAACATTGATTTATTGATTGGTATACTTTAGTATACACCGAAAAATCACTTAGCCAACCAGTGCATGTGTCACTTCGTGAACTGTCTCCTCTAATGTAGAATAATTTTTATCTTTATTGACAGTGATGGTACGATCAAATTTATCATCTAGAATGGTCTTGTGTGAGATAACAAATACGTTTGTATTATCGTCAAAGTTACGTAAGATCCAACCAAGATCAGAAGTACCAGACTGGTCAAGCGATCCGTCAAAGATTTCATCTAAAATAAGTAGGTTAGTGTCAACGCTATTCTTTAGTTTAGCAATAGATCTCCAAGTCAGCAATAGACTGATATCTATACGAGCTTTCTCTCCTTCACTAAAGCTTTCATATGAGAATACGTCTCTATATCTAGACTTGATAGTCTCCTCAAAGTTCTCATTGAGAGTAAAATTGACATAAAAATCCATACTTTGTAAGAACTGATTAATCAGTTTGTTCATGGTAGGAAGATATGTCTTGATAATTCTAGTCTTAATACCACTGTCTTTCAATAGAGTTGTAGCAACCTGTAATACATCACGATCCTTTTTACTTACTGCACAATTTTTCTTTGTTGTTTTCTTATCTTCTATCAACCCTTCTAACTTAACAAACTCTGCTTTCTTATCAGGTGTAGACCCTTCTAGTTCTTTTATTTCTTTACTGATCTCATCAATATTACTTCTAATACTCATCAATTGATAATTGATGTTTGTTATAGTGGTATTTTTTGTATTAACTTCTTGTGTTAGTTCTAAAAATTTTTCATTTCTTTTTTCTTCATCTTTGATTGCAGTTTGTAGTTCTTCATACCCTACATTCATTTCATCAAGTTTAGTCTTACCTTCTTCTATCTTGTCTGCTCTAAACTCATCAGATAAATCTTGAGTACATGTAGGACATACATGATTGTCTTCAAAAAATTCATGTTCCTTCTTACATGTCTGTAATTTTTGATTTAATTTTATAAGAAATGTATTTAATTTCTTTAACTTACTAGAACTCTTAGAGTATTCTTCCATCTCTGTTGAGAGATTTGTAACTTGATCTGTAAGATCCCGAATATTTCCTAAAGAACTTTCTTCTTCTTGCTGATATTCCTTTATCTTTTCTTTCTTTTTATCAATCTCTGCATCTGTTTTCTTTTTCAACTCTAACATATATTGTTTCTGGAGTTCTATCTTCTCTTCCAGAAGATGCAATTGATAATCTAAGTCTTTGATCTCTTCGTTGTTTTCTCTTATCTTATCTTTTAATCTGTTATTCATCACAGAGAAAACTTGGATGTCTAATATATCTTCAATAATTTCTCTACGTTGTTGACCAGGCAAACGCATAAAAGGTACAAAGGTGCTAGATCCTAGCACCACAATCTGTGTGAATGACTTGAAGTTCATCTTCAATACATTCTGTTCTA